TCGGCGGGGTGACCATCTTCTGGACCGCCTTGGCCTTCTCCTTCTGCATGACCTGGAGCGCCTTGACGTCGCCCAGGCAGTCCATACCGGGGGAGCGCCCATAGACGTCCTGCCCCATCAGGTCCCAGCGCGGGGCCATCACGGGGAACTGCTTGAAGCCGCCGACGCGCGCCAGTTGTCCGCGGTCGCCGTCCTTCTGGTAGTAGACGGAGCGCCACGGCATGTTGCGCGCATCCTCCATACCGGGGATGCGGTCGGGGTTCGGCTCGATGGCGTGGACGAACTCCACCCACTCGTCGTAATTGCCCTTCTCGTACAGGCTCTTGACGGTGTTGGAGACGCGCGACCAGTCCATGGCGCCGTTGGGCTGGCGCACGAACTGCTCGACGGCCTGCGCGACCGACAGGCTGAACTCCCGGTAGAGGCTGTCCACCGTCAGCCGGGCGGAGTTGGCGAGGAAGTATTCGCCTACTGTGTAGGGGTGGACGCGGATGATCGTCTCGTAGTCCTCCTGGACGAAGATCGCCGCGGTACCGAACACGCCAAGCTCGCCGTACAGCGTGGGCAAGGCGTTATAGACGTTCGACCGGGCGAACACCTCGCGCATGCGCTGCTCGACGTCGTGCAGCCACACCTTGACCGGCCCGTATTCCTTCAGGTCCGGATCGGGCGTGGACAGGCGAAACCACGGGCGGGCCGGGCTGGTGATGCCGGCGACCATGCCCGACGCAAGAGTACGGGCCGCCAGCGTCGCCGTGTTGTCGATGATCTTGCCGTTGCGCTTGTCGCCCTTGTTCCGGTCGGTGACGAGGAACTGGCCGCGGCGGGGCAGCACGTAGTCGGACAGCTCCCGCCAGTGCGAGAGCCATCCACCGCCGTCCCTTTCGCTCTTGAGCGCGTTCAGACGGCGCTCGAAATGACGGCGGGGGTTTTCCATGGTCAGGCTCCCAACAGCGTCTTCTTGGCGGTCGCCGCAGCGTCGGTGACGCCCTGCGGTCCGGTTAGGATGGTGGATGCAGCCCCCTGCGCGGAGGCGGCCCGGCGGCGTTCGTCGCTGCGCGCTTGCTGCACGGCTTGGTCAGCCTGCTTGGGGGCCTCAGGCGGCGGGGTGACCGGCGCCGGTGGCGTGGCCTTCGGGGCAGAGCACATGGGGGAACCTCATGCGAATGGGTCGTAGTCGTGCTGGACGCGGGCGGAGGCGTGCCGGCCGATGCCGTCCTCTCGCTTGGCCACCGGATAGGCGAAGGTCATCATGAGCGCGTCGCCGTCGTCCGGAGAGGACAGACCCCGCTTCTTCATGTCGTCCTTCTTCTCCAGCAGCACCGCGTTGTGGGTGTCGTAGCCGTATTCGACGCCTTCCAGGTCGGACGCCAGATCGTCGTCGTCCTCGATGGCGCCACCGGTGCGCAGCCACTCCCGGCCGCGCATCCACATCTCCGCGCGCTTGTTGGCTGGGCGCTCGCCCTCCACCCAAGCGTCCGCCTTGGCGCCGAAGTTGACGCCCACGACGTTGTGCCCAAGCTGGCGGAGCCGATCCACCACACCGCCGCCCACGCCGGTCTCGTCGATGAACACAGCGTCCGGCTTGTGCTGATCGATCAGTGCGGCGCAGCGGCCGGCCAACTGCATGGTGTCGATGCCGCGGAACTTCAGCGCCGGGATGGTGCGCGCGTCGCGGCCCCGGCGAAACCGGATCACCGATTGGTCGTCACCGAAGCGGGCGACGTCCACCGCCATCACCAGCGGGTCGTAGATGGTCGCCGTGGCCTCACGTTCGCGGGCCTGCTGGACCAGACCGGACGGAATCAACTGCGTGGAGGAGGCGGACGGGAACATGCCCCGCACGCGGACCTTCACGAAGTCGCTGTCCTCGCCGTAGTCATCCACCCACTTCTGAAGCTGCGTCTTGTTCGTGCCCTCGACGGTGCGGCTGTCGATCTGCCGATGCTTCCACCGGTGCTTCAACCGGCCGAACGTCTCACGGAACCGCCCAGTGTTGCGCGTCGGGTTTCCGAACGCCAACCAGATGATTTCCGTGTCCTCGTCGGTCAGCGCGCCTTCCGCCACCTCCCACACCTTGTCGGCGATGTTGGAGGCCTCGTCGAAGATGAGGACGATGCGCTTGCCCTTGTTGTGCAGGCCGGCGAAGGCTTCCGTGTTGTGCTCCGACCATGGCACCGCATCCGCGCGCCAAAGCCGTTCGTGCTCCCGGTCCTTGCTGGCAATCGCCGTGGCCGTGACGCTGAACCAGTGTGCGTTGATGGCCAGCCGGAACCACTTGGAGATCTCCGGCCACGTCTTGGTGCGCAGCTGGTTCTCCGTGTTGGCCGTGATGACCACCTTGCAGTCCTCGCAGGTGGACATGGCCCAATTGACCAGCATGGAAATACCGGCCGACTTGCCGATGCCGTGGCCCGACGCGCGGCTGATGAGCAGCGGTTGATGCCGGGTGTCCGGATTGCGCAGGTGCTCGCCGATCTCCTGGAACAACTCCAACTGCCACTGGCGCGGGCCGGAGCTTTCCGAAAGCTCCCCTTCGCCCCAGGGGTAGGAGTAGAGAGCGAACCCGAGCGGATCATGCGTGAAGGATGCGACGTCCTCCAGCAACGCCGCTTCAGGGTCCGTCACCATCTCCGTTCACCCTCTTGCGTGCTGCGGCCAGCCGGTCGGCGAGGCTAATGGTTCCAGACACTTCCAGCTTGTCGGTCCAGGCGCCCAGGTGACGCCCGATCAGGTCCAGAGCGCCGCGCTTGTCGGCCAGCTTCACCGTGAAGTTGCCGTTGCGGTCCCAGCCCCAGCCGATGATCGCCCGCCGCACATCCTCCGGCAGGCTCGCAATGTCCTTCGGCCCGGAGATCGGCTTCCCCGCGATGTCCGCAGGATCGTAGAACGCCATGCGGACCAGCTCCGCTATCGTGCGCTCCACCGTCACTTCGGTGCGCTCAGCAGCGCGCTCAACAACCGCTTCGACCCTTAGGGCGACGCTAGGGTGCTTCAAAAGCTTGCACGCTTCGACCTGCACTGCAGCGTCGGACATCTTCGCCGCGTCGTAAGCGGTCCGGTAAGCGGCAGCCGCGTTCCGCCCGTTCTGTAGGTACGCCTTGACGAAGGCCTCCTGCTTGGCGGTCAGCTTGCGCTCGACCATGGGCACCCTTCCTTTCGCCGCTCCATGCGCAGGCGCGCGGCCTCGACGGTGGCGATCATGCGGCCCAGCACGTCAGAGGGGATGCTCAGCAGAGTCAGCATGCAGCCCATTGGCGGCACGCAGCTGCCCCGTCGCGATCTGCCGGACACGGCGCACCATCTCCTTCGAGCCATTCCGGGCCGGCACGTGAAGGCGACGGCGCAGACGATTCACCTGGCGCTCCAGCTTCTTCGCGTCCTGCTGCTCCTCACGGATGACGACGCGCTCGGCAGGAGCGACAGCCACTCCAGCGAGGCCGGCAGCCATCAGGGCGCCCGCGAAGGCGCCGGTAATCATGCGACGGTTCATGGCTCAGTTCCCCTTGTCGATCTGCCCGCCCGGCAGCTTGGCCAGCAGCAGCTTCAGCACCTCGCTCCCCGCATACCCTGCGCAGGTGCCCATGCCGCAGGCCATCAGCGTGTCCGCCTGGAGCTGCTGGGCCAGCACGCCGGACGCCACGGTCAGCGCAAGGATGCTTGGCACGTCCAGTACCACCACGCGGACGAGCGCCTTCCACCCGCCATCCCGGCTTTCGCGGGCCCAACGGGCGAGCATGCCGATGACGACGCCGGCCAATGTCGGGGAGAGCGACCGCGCCATCTGCGCTAAGTCGGGGCTGCTGGGATCGGGCATGGCGTGGCTCCGGGCACGAAAAAACCCGCCTCGGAAGACCGGGCGGGCTACGACTAGCGCTGCGTATTGCAACGTACCACTATCGATAGGTTACTGACGGCAGTTGGTCAAGCACAAAGTTTACCCCGAGTGGCAGATTTCGTGCCGCGTTTCCTCGTGTCGTTGTAGAGGTCCAGCGCGTCCCGAAGGGCCGGCACGATGGCCTTGTCCCGCATGCACCGCGCCTGCGCCACCTCGTTGCAGGTCATGCCGTCGACCACGATGTCCAGCACCGGTCCGGTCTGCCACGCCCGGCTATCACGGCGCACACGCTTGGCGGCTATCGCCCGCTCCGCCATGGCGTCCACCCATGCGTTGTAGTCCTCCTGTACGCGCACGGCCCATACGGCTTCGGTCTCGCCGTCCGACCGGCCGCCCCCGCCCAAGCGCTCCATGCTGCACGCCCGCATCCCCATGCCGCCGATGATGATCGTCACCGCGGCGCGGATCAGGTGGGCGGCGTCGTACTGCTCCTGCGATAGCCCACGCTCCGGGCCGCGGGACAGCAGCAACAGCAGCGTATCCGGGCGGAGCTTGGCGCGGGTCTGCGCCGTGCCCTTGTCGTTGCCGTGGATGTCCACGACGATGCCGGTGCTCCGGTCACGGTGGCGGCCGAAGCTGTCCAGGAAATCCGCCTGCGCCTCCTGCCGCCGGGCCTCCCGCTTAGCCTCGTCCGCGGCGATGGCGGCCTCAACGGCAGCGTGAGTCCGCGCCACCC